ATGAATAGAGGGGGTGTATATTTCGGGACCCCCCTGGCCATTCAAATTTAACGCTCACTGGCTTTCAATTCATCTCGTATAACCTTTTCATAAACGTTTAAAGGATCAATTTCAATCAATCGATCAATTGCACGTTCAATTTCATCATTTTCTTCTTTATTTGTCATTCCATCAAACGTATTAGCGATTCGAGCAAGCTTATTGCAAGTGTAATAACCTTTTTCAATGTCAAACAAGAACCAATTTTCGAAATCATCTAAACAATCAAAAGGATTGTCAATTGTTGTTATTCCAATTCTTTTCATATATTTATTCTCCTTTCAAATATTTAGATACAGCAGAAGTTGAAATGTTCATCTTATTAGCAATTTGTTGTAAAGTAAAGTTAGAGTTAGCCAAGCTTTTAATTCTATTAATTTGTGCTTGACTTAATCCAGTTTTATTCTTTGGCATTGCTCGCTCTCTTAAAGATTCTGGATCAGTATATTCTAATATTTTCTTTAATTTATTATCACTAATTGCACCAGCTTGAATTGCTTCCCATTCTTTATCTGAGATAACAATAGCACGATTCTTTCTTGTAATTGTTCCAACTTCATTTCTATATTTAGATAAAAGTTGTTGAGACATTTTTCTTTTATCTTCGTCTTTCATTTCAGGGTTTTCTTTAATTCTATTAGCTTTTTCAACATTACTTAATCGTAAAGCAGCCCTTTCTTTAGGTGAATTTTTACGAGCCTCGTTAAGACGTGCCTCTAATGCCGATACCTCTTTTGCATATATTTTTTTAGCAGCGGGGCTAGTCTGTAACAATTCTGTATAAACCATTTCTTTACGAGCTTTATTGGCTAGGGATTTCATACTATTTGCATAGTCGGCGTATAATAATTCCATCTTATGCCTATTATCTGAAACTAAAGTGTTAGCATCATCAGTTTCCGCCATTTTAGTCGATTTAAATGTTCGGGCTTTCTTACGATAAGTTATAGACCCGTCTTTATTTGTAAAAGTTATTTCCCCTGTTTTATCATTTATTTTAGGGACGGGGTCAAATTTAGCATGACCCCCCTCGTCATTTCGATGGTATGTTATTTTCTTTCCAGATTCAGTATAAATAGTAATCATACCTGTCTTTTTGTCTAAAGTACTATCGGCATAGTATAAATCTTTTGGTTTAGCGGGGGTATAAATCAAAGCGCCCTCCTCCTTACTTGGATCATACCAATCTTTACCTTTTTGATTTATTTTTGGTTGTCCTCGTCTCTTTAATACATCTATTCTTCCTTTAGCTTTAGAAATTATTGTTGAAGCACCACCATATTCTACTTCTCCATTCTCATTTACAGAACGTTGATACTTTCTTTTTAAAGCTGAAATATTATTATCTATTTCACTTTGTTTATAATCAAGTTTATGTTTTTCAGCATCAATAACAACCATTGAATGTCTAACAGCTCTTGCTAATTCATCATCATTAGCTCCTAATAAAGTCATATCACTTATTAAATTAGAAATTCTTCCCATTTGATTGTTAGTATTTCTCATTATACGGAATTCTTTTCCATTTCTATAGTAGTGGGTATTTCCATCTTTATCTACCCTAGGTGGTTCGTCATATTGATATGATTTACTATCAAATCCTTTTAAACCATCTAATTGCTCTCTATTAGCTATTTTAACTTTACCTCGTTTATCATGTGTAGGAATAACCATAACTGTATCGCCATCGAAATCAGCACCAGACAAACGATCTGCTACTTTTTTATTTATTCCAATAGCATCTATACTATCTGTTCCTATTACTTTTCTAGCACTAACATCTTTATTATTTACTGTAAGAATTGGTATTTCAAATTTACCACCATGAGGATATCTTATTAGTGCTACTTTAGTTCCTTCTTTGTATTGAGGAGCGTAAACTTCTTTTTCTGTTAAAGTATTAACAGGTATAATAACATGATACTTTTGACCAGGTAAAGCAGCAGCTTTTAAATCAACAGCTGCAGCATCACATTCTGATGCAAATTTATCTAAATAATATTTTTTTATTGTAGGATTAGTTAAAGATTTAATTTCGTCAAACTCTGCTAACTTATCTGCTTTAGCTAAATCTAATTGTTTTTTAGCCATATATTCTGTTTGTTTAGATAAGAATTGAGAAGGTAAAGCATCTTTCCATTTTGTCCAATCACTTTCGTCAGCTCTCTTATTAATCAAACCTAATTTAGCATTTTTACTTTCAGCTTTAGAAGTTAAACGTTGACCTGTTTTAGAATCATACCAATATTGTCCACCTTGATCTATATCTTTTATAGATGAACCAAATGGATTATCAGGATCATTTGAAATCTTCTTAAAAGCATCTTCTCTAGCATTTTTGTTTGAATTAAATACTATATCGTATCCATCAGGAATATTATCTGAATAAACAGCCATTCCTTTTAAATATTTATTTTTATCTACTAATATACGAACTTGAGCATATCTTGATTCTCCTAATGATAAATCAGGAACTCCTCTTCGTATTTCTATTAAACCATCTTTTTGTTCTCCTTTAAGTCCATCAGGACCAATTTCATTTTTCAATACAACTTTTATTCTTCTAGAATCCATACTTTCAGGATAATTAAATTTCTTTTCAAAAGTTTCACCATTATCTCTACTAATATATTCTTTTATAGAATGAATTTTATCATATTGATAAATCTCTTTTGGAACTTTCTTTCCTGGATCTGGTTTAATATCTTTATCACATAATATTTTTTGTGTAGTTTGTTTATCTTTATTTGTAGGCTGGGGTATTCTTCCGTTATATACTCCATACCCTTCGCTTTGTAATATATACAATGCTGTATCAAGTTTTGTTCTAGATATACCTAAATCTATTTCTGTATCAACACCAACGTCTATCATTTTCTTTTCTTTAACTTGTTCTTTTAAGAAATTAGCCGTTTCTTTAGCAGCCATCATATTCTTTTTAGATTGTTCATTAAATAAAGAACGAACACTAGATTCTGATATACCACCCATTCTTTTTCCTATTTCTGTATTATTAAGATGTTCTTTATCTCTTAATCTTTCAGCAGTAGCAACTTGATTTATTCTTCTTTCATTAAGACATAGAGTCTTTTCCATACGATATTCTTTTACAGATAAACCAAATTCTTTTTCGATATTTGTAGGAGTTTCTTTCCATCCATTTTCTTTTAATCTAGAAATTCTTGCTAAAAAATCTAATGAATGTTGATAAGGATCTTCTCCTGATCCCCAAGGATATCTACCAGAATGTCCGCCATCTAAATGTCCTTTTCCATAATGTTCTAAGAATTCTCCTTCAGACATCTTAGAGCTTCCATAATAAGAAGCTATTTCTTTAGCTATAGGATTCACTATTACATCCTCCCTTCATTATCAATTAAAATATTATTTAAATGAACTATTTTATCCATTATAGGTACAATATCTTCAGCAGTCGGATTATGTACTATAACTTCATCATTTTGATATATTCTTAATTCTATATCGATTTCACTTGGTTTAACTTTATATTCTAAACAAAATAAAGCAGCATATATTTCTAATTGTTCCATATGTGCTGGTTTTGCTCCTGTTTTTAAATCATGTATTCTTAGAAACTTATTTCTAAAACATATAGAATCAGCCGTCCCAAAAAAATATTCTGAATAAAATAGAACAACTTCTGGAGACATCTTAAATCCTATAGCATCGTTTACATAATTATAAATTGTTTTTTTAGACTTAGGTTGTTTTATTCCTAATTGAATTGTATTCTTAGCCCATTCATGTAATATAGTTCCCATTTCAGCGGCTTTAAGATTTTTATAAACTTCTACGGCTTTATCGTCATCATAACGAAGCCAACTTGATTTACTAGCGCCAAACGGTGCATGTAAACCTTCTAAATTTTCATGCTTATTAAATACCATATACTATTATCCTTTCATATTTTATTTTTTGAAAACTTTAGTAAGCTCTTTTAAAACTTCATCTTTATTCTCGGGATATATAAATCTCGAAAAGGACATCTCATTCATTTTATTAACATAATATTCTTGATTAGGCTGCTTCGATGCTTTTTTACTTCTTTTGTTTTCAAGAGTAGCCCATTTATTATTATATAAAACCAAAAGATCAGGTAAACCTTGAATATCATTACAATCTAATTTTGTAACTATACATCCTGGAAATTTTTCTTTAAGTTCTTTTTTTAAATCTGATTGGAATTTAGATTCTTTCATAAATATAAACTCCTTTCATATGTTAAAATATAAATGAAAAGAGAATGTGTATCAAATACGATAAGCATTTACTAATCGTTAAAAAGTACATTCTCTATCTCTCCATAAAAGGGCGTGTTTTTCGCGCGAGAAAAAGAAAAGAACTAAAATCTCTTAAACCAAAAATCATCAACCGAACAATCTAAAACCATCGCTATCTTTTTTAAAGTTATAGCATTTGGAATAGAACGTCCAGTCATATATCTACTGATCATTGGTTGAGTACTATTAATTCTTCTCGCTAATTCACTTTCATCAATTCCTTTTCTACACATTAAAATATAAAGACGATCTTTGAGCTCATTTCTTAAAATTTCATCTGTGGGGGTTGTTTTCAAATTCGATACTCCATGACTAATGTTTGAATAAGTATCATATATTACTTCTTCACCATCTTTAAATCTTATTAATAAATCGTAATCGTTCATAGCTATCGCTTTATCAATATCTCGTTCATTTATTCCTGGATATTTGTTTAAAACATATTTTAATAAAAAATCTGTAGTTTCATAAGAGTTCATAAAAATACCTCCAAATTAAGTTACTGGTCAAAAACCCACTTTTTTTTCTTATTTCTTTTATATTTAAAAAAATATATAATATATTATATAAATTTTTATTTTTATACTAATAGAATTTAAAAGTGGGAAAGTGGGCAAAAACGATTAAAACCCTTATATACCAAGGACTTTTACTGGTCAAATCCTTAAAAATATTTGGCCAAAAGCCCACTTTTTTTGACCAAAATGATTTTTTCAATTTTTTCATTTTTTTAAAAAGCCCACTTTTTTTGGCCAAAAGCCCACTTTTTTTAGTAAAAGTGGCCAGAAATTTTTAATCATTTTTAGATGATTTTTGTAATATTTCTTCTATTTCTCCGTCCTTATACTGACGATTTTTATAAGGAGCCTGTAATTGTTTTTCTGTTTTATAAAGTTCTGTCATCATAAATTGTCTATTATTACTAGATATTAATTTAGTTTTATGTTCATTAAACTTAGATAATATAGTCATATCATTTTTAATTCGTCTACGTTCTATACGTAATTTTTTTAATTCTACAATATATTTATAAGCCCATAAAACACTTATCTTATTATATTCAATATAATGTAATAAATCTTGAATTCTTAAATCAACTTCCGATAATCTATCACCTAATTTTTCAGAATATTGTTCAATCTCATTTAAACTATTTGTTATCTCTTGAAGAGATTTTATTATCTCCATTTACATCACCATTTTTCTTTATTGTCTTTTTATTTTTTCATTATATTTATTAAACCAAGAATATAATTCTAACATACATTGCTTACATAAATCTAAACGTTTATGAGTATAATATCGTCCATCATAATCTACATTGGTAAACATTATTGAGTTAGCATCTTTATCATTATCTTCTAAACCATACTCATCATAATATTTATCACATCTTTCACATTTCCTTGCTCTTGCCATTTTCTAACTCCTTATTAATTTTTACTTGAGCTTCATAACGATTTTTCCACCAAGAGGCATTATCATTTGCTTCTTTAATCATTTCATCCATATCTTCTAATTCTGATAACATACGATTTACTACTTCAACAGGCATAACATATGTACCACCACTTTGCCAGTACATTTCAATATCTGCTGATTTGGTATATTCGTAATTATTCATTATTAACAACTTCTATCTTTTCAATAGGTGATTGACGACATTTACCAACAGAATATAAACCTACTCTCTTACCATAATAAATTTTAATATCTTTTCCAATTAATTCTTGTGAATATTTAGCTAATTCTTCATCTTCAATACAATATTTTTCTTGTTCAGTTTCACTCGTCTTTAAATATAAAGCTGTAGTACCGAAAAAGTTTTTATCAACGCTTGTAACTTTTCCTTGAGTAATTCCTGATGATTTATCAAGAACTAAGAAAAACATACAAACCATTATTCCAATAGCAAATATCATAGCTAATAAAACTTCTACAAAAAATTGAGTATCATTATCTTCATAAGCAATACAAGCTAAAATAATTCCTCCAATAAATACAATACATATTAATATAATAAATATAAAATCTAACCATACCATAATTAATTACCTCTTTCTTTTTAATCTTCATTCATCCATTCTATAAATTTATCACTATTAATTAATTTTTCATACATACCCTCATCGATAATGAATTGCTTTAAAATTTTATGTTCTTTCGAAATTTCTAATAATGTTTCTATTCTAGGAAATAAAGCTCTGCATTTTTGAAAAATATAAATAATTTTATTATATTGTTCTTCGGTGAAACATCTGTATTTAGATGAAATAATATCTTCGGGATTATACAGTAACTCCAAAATTTCCGTTAGGTCTTCTGTAGTTAACTCCTTCTCTTTTTTCATATTTTCTCCTTTTCTTTTTTGACTGTTTTTTAATTTCATTTCTAACAGCCATTCTAAATTCTTCTTTTTCACATTGTTTGTCATGCACTTTTTGTTTTTCTATATCATAATATAATCTACCACCACACCAATTACATATAAAATAATCACAATTTTTGAATACTCTAATAATGACACTATGTCCACAACGACATTTTCTTTTTGCCTTAGATAAATTATCATCAATAGTCCTATTAACATTTCTGTATAAACACATTAGTATCAACACCTCACTTTTAATTATCTTTTTTGATTTTTCTAATAGGTTTCTTTTTAATTTCCATTTTTTCAAAATTGACAGGTTTTCTAGAATGTAAATTTACAGGGTTAGATAAACATTCATTACAGGGTTCCTGATCATATTTTGTTCTTTTGAATTTACAAATTTTACAATATTCATCAAATTCAACAAATTTATTAGGATATTCCATAATACCTCCTTATTTTATTTTTTTGAAAAAATTATTATATCGTTCTGTTTTTTCGGTTAAAATTTCTTCTTCTGTTTTTTCTTCTTGTTTTTCTTTTTCTTTTTTAATATATTCTTGTCCTTTGTCAGTGATACACATTATTAAAACTATAAGTACCATACCTCCAACTAATAGTCCAACACATGTTACGATACATTCGCATACTCCCATAATACTACTCCTTTCTTAAATTACTTCAATATTATCAGTAGATGTAATATTTTCATTAGTAGTTCTAGATAATCCTAATAAATGTGAATTATCTAAAAAATTCTCACTTAAAACTTTAATACCATATCTACAAGCAGTTTCATATTCAATGATGCATCCTCTAGATCTTCTCCAATCCCCTATAAATATAACAGCATCAGCTTCACACATTTTCATAATACTTTTACTTAATAAATATAATCCTGCTCTATCATTATTAGGAACATTATCTTCGAAAAAAGTATCTATTACTTCTATATGAAGTTTATTTAAGCCTTTAATAACTCTTTCTCTTTCTTTTAAAATTTCTTCTTTACTTCTGTCCTTCATTGGTTGAGATATCATTACTTTCATTTTTACCTCCATTATAAATATCTTTATTCATATATTTATCATATTCCATATAATATTTCCTAAACTCTTTATAACCTCTAGGCTCTATTATTTGTTTTGTAGGAACCCAATATCTTAAGACTTTTGAGTTTCCATCAAACATTTCTAACATCTCATAAGAATTACATGTAAATATAAATCTTACAATTCTATAAGGGTGTTTTTCTAATTCTTGATTGATAATAGATAACCATTGATGAATTATCATATGTAATTTATCATAAGACAATCCACTATCTAATTCATCGATCATAACATAAATTGGTTTATCATTCGTAAGTAATTGTTTTAATACTTCACTGTTACACCATTCAAAAAACGAATCGGTAATTCTTTCACCTTCAGAATGAAAAGCACAAGCCAATTTATATGGATCCCAATCCCAACTAGCTTTAGTAACAATATCATCATGTTTGTTAGAATATTTAATATAATTAACACCATTCTTTTTACATTCATGTTCTATTGTCATTATTGACATTGTTTTGCCAGTTCCATTAGGACCTAATAAAATAGTGATAGGGGTTAAAATATCATTAAACTCCACCACTCTATAATAATCAGGATGTTGTTTCTTTCTATTACAAAACGTACGTAATTTTACATCCATATTACACCACCATTAGGCTGTTCTTTCATATTTTTTTCAATTTCTTTAGCTAATTTTTCAGCACGTTTAGCAGCTGGACTATTTGGTATATCCATTTCTGCTATTTCTTTTTTAAACATTTCGCCAACAGTTAAAGGTTTTTCTCCAGTACAAATAGATTTCATTTGAAACTTATATTCTTCAGGTACATTGAAAACTATATAAGAATATGTAGAATCAAAATCGTCATCATAATCTGTTATAAACATGTCATGTATTCTAACTTTTTTATACATATCTTGATAATCAATTCTATTTGAACCACCACAACGTGTATATACTATTATTTTATCTCCAGTCTCATTTAAAAATACGTCTCTAAATCTACAAAAAGTATCTCTTGTCAATCCTAAAGATTCTAATAAATAATCTGTATATACATTTTCACCAAATAATCTAGTATATAAACTCATAACTATTCCTCTTCGAATTCATCTTCAGCTACTATATAACCTAGATTACCAACTTTTCCATAATATAATTTTTTATTGAAATTTTTATCGAAATCAGACCTTCTATCTATAAAATTTTTACAAGCCCAATTACCTTCTAATGATAAATAAAAAACCTCTTCAGCATCTAATGTTGAAGAAATTTCTTTATCTATTTTAAATACTTTACCACCGATACCTTGATGTGTTACACTTTTTTTAATAATTCTCGTTTCCATATTAATTCTCCTTTCTATAAATATTATAAACCTAGAATGTTATTAGAATCATAACCTTCAAATTCATCTTCAGCCATAATATAACCTAATATACCAACTTTCCCATAATATAAATTATGTGGAAAATCAATATCAAAATCTTTTCTTCTAGATAAAAATGCTTGACATATCATATTGCCACCAATTGCTCTATTATAAATGCTTTCTGGTGTTAATTTTTTCGAAGCATCACTATCTATTATAAAA